ATCACCAAATTCACCCTCACCTAATGGCTCCGCTTTGCAAGAACAAGAGTTACACTCAGGATAGTCTAACATTGGAAGTGGAACGGTCACAAAAGGGTTTTTTATTTTAGCGATAGAATTAAATGCGGTACTCGCCTTAGGACATGTCAAATTACCTCCTAAGAAATTAATAACTTGACAAATTGCACCTAAAAAACCAAAAATATAACCAAATACAATTGCAATCAAATATTTGACGATTGGAAAAATCAGTGATAAAATGTGTGTTACGAAAATTAAAGTTAATAACGGAAAGAACAAAATAGACAAAAGAAACGTAATCAATAAATAAACAACATCAGTGTTCATAACACCATCTGTAATTGGGAATTTGTTGTTTTCCGATTCACAATCCCTGTCCGTTATCGCTTTAATACCTATGAATCTATTTCTAAGTAATCCTTTAGAGAATTGGTCTATGTGTTGCGCAACCGTGTAAACTTTGTTATATTCCATCTTATAAAAAGTATCAACACAGTTTATAGCATCTTCTATTCTTTGGTCTATAGTAACAGTAGATGCGGTTGTATATCCTGTCCAATCAAGACCAAAGTAATAACTTGCCTTTGCACTAATGTGATTTATACTACTTGGTGGTTCGTCTATAAGTGGGTCTATACTACTATTATCCCACCCATGTTCTCTTAGGTTAGGAACTAAAAAATACCCTCGTCTTACTTCACCTGTCAATTCATTTGATTGGTTCCATTTTATTTTGAACCTATATTTAGCCGTTGAAGGAATACCTATTTTTGGGTCTGAACTTATAATTTGTTCACCAAATTCATTGGTAATTATATTGTCTAAGTTCATTGGGACTTCTGTCATCCAAACACCATTTTCATCAATTATGTTACCGTCATTAATTAATTTGTATTGTTCAAGAAATGGTCTGTTATATTCGTCTAGTATAGGTGTTTGTCTTATTGCAATTATTTGACCCGGACCTGTAGTTAAACTACATAATTCCCCCATAGATAAACTAGGCCTACAACTAATTTTTTGTGGTGAGTCATCATCGTTTGATAGTATAGAACCCATAAAAATTGCCGTGGGTGTAATTTCTATACCTGATTTTCTTAAATCAAAGTCAACTCTTTCGATTTTTACTTGACACAATTCTTCGTTTCCCCAAAAAGGACTAACTTCTATGTTTTCACTCAATGTTACGATTTGTGGTAATTCATCTAAATTTGTTGATGCCGCGAAACGAGTACCTTTAACTTGTTCTTCTGTTGCCCTACCCATATTAATCAAGTCTCGCGGACTAAGTGAAAACGGTCCGATGTCAGACAAGTCTAAATCCATAACCACTGTTTGGTTTCCAAGTGGCGCTCCAAAAATCATGTAATCACCTGAACTGTTGGTTTTTACCGTATATTTATAATATTTTTCATAGATTTGTAATACGGTTTGGTTTGTTAAAACATCATTTACCGTAGGAAATGTACCTGTTGGTGTGTGTCCCCCGTGGCTTGGTTCATATGGTAATAAATTATACCTATATCCTTCTTCATTTACATCTCCAATTTGTACATAAGGATATAATGTAGATATTATTGGGTCCAAAGCGTCAGTTGCTGACAATGGTACAAATATTGAAACTTTAACGTTTGGTACTCCGTATCCTCCGTTTGCAATAACACGACCTGCAACAACACCATAATCAGAACACATCCTATCGTAAATGTCGGATTGTAATAGTTTAAGTGATAAAATTTCGATAGATTCCCAATCTTGGTCTATCTGCACTTGTATTTCTTTATCTACACCTACCTGTGTCCTTAATCTATAGTTTTTGTTCATGGGTTACCTGATAAATAGTTGATGGTCTATTTTAGAAAAAATAGTCACATACTAAAAAAAATAAATCATCAGGAGATTGTTGTTGATGTGTAGTTTTTAACTCTAACCAAAATATCTTTTTCAGGGAATCTAACTTGATATATTTGATTAGGTTGTGCAAATATTACACCGTCTATTAGTCCTATTTGTTTTGTTTCTGAGTTAGAGAAAGGTTGTGATGTTTGTGATGAACTATATTGTCCACCGACTAAGTTAAAGAATTTAATACTGCCGACATTAATCACACCATTTTCATTTTGGATTGTTCTCATAATATTTGCCAAATATACGTTATCCCCTAAACCTCTACTTAATGGGTTGAAATGTTCGGTGTATACTTTGTCAACTATGTTTGTAATAACACTACCTTGGTTTTGAGTAGCGTCCAATATTACCTCAATCTCTAAAGATAAATCAATTACATTTGCAACTTGCACTGAAACGTAGTCGTTCATCATTCTATAGTTAGAAAGATATTCCGCAAGATTTTGTTTTAATGTGTTTGAAACTACCTCAGTTAATGAACCATTGGTGTCAAAGGATACTATTTGAATATTAATTTTGTTGTCGTTTTCAACAATAGCAACTTTTGCAGGCGCACCAAATTCAGATGGCATCTTTTGGATTATCGCCTGATAATCCGCAACTGTAACCGCTCTGTTTTGAGACGCAAAATTAAATGTAACAAAATTTCTAACTTCATCTGTTGTTGGGTATCCCGCACCACCTATAGCGGCAGTGACGTTGTTACATCTCAATGAATTTATTACTTGTGTATTAATACTCTCACTCGGTCCATTAACAAAAAAGTTTACAGTACCAATAGTGTTGATTGTATTAATACCTAAATTAGTTCCTAAACCACCACCAACTCTATATTGAATAAACATGGTTGTATTTGGTTGTGGTGTGGTTCCTAAGGCAAAATTGTTTTGATACTTAGCCAAATTCATTGGGACTCCCAATGACGTAAACTGCCTTAATTGGTCTTCTGCCGTATTTGTTCCACCACCAAAAGTTAACTTCATAAACCCTTCAGGTGTGTATTCTGTAATAAACCTTTGTTCTGTTTGAATGTATTTTCCGACTTTAATCCCTGGTTGGTCAGAAGCCTTTGTAACATCGGCAATAAAAACTCTATTATCTGCCAAAGCATCCACTTCGTACCATTTGCCAACAGGGCTTAAAAATTCTGATGCTGATGGTACGTTTGAGTAGTTTGTACCTTGTCTTTGTATGATTGATGTGACACCTAAAACGTTTCTTTCGGGTAAGAAAAGTTCAAAGAAAGGTCTAACATCATTTGGTGTTATAACTCTTTTGAATACTTTTGTAATACCATTTACCACTATTTCTCTTTTTACAATAGTGTAATTAATTAGATTGTTATTGGCGTCAAAATTTGGTATTTTTAATCTATTAGGAAAACCTTCGGCGTTAAATGGCGAGGCAAAATCAATGTCTGTAATATTTTCAAAAACCTGACCAGCGCCATAAACTTGACTCCCCCTTCTTAAAACTCCCAAATATCTTTCATCTTCTTTATCCCCAAATGCAGGAACTGTTATTGAAAAATCGGTTAGTGATACCGATGGTCTTTGACCAGGTATTTTTAATCCGTATGTTCTTGCTATGTTATAAACAGATGAACGTTGTTGTGCGTATTGAAGAACGGTTTCTTGGATACTCCTATCTATGTGAAAGTGGAGGTTGTCTGCCACCGCAGCGTTCAAATCCATCAATACCGAAAACACCGAAGCGTCATTGAAGTTATCGATTAGTTCAGGATAATATTGTTTAACATAATTTATGAGTTCCTGTCTAATTCCTTGGAAGTCTCTAGTGGTATACGATATTTGTTGGTTTGCCATATAAATTAAATATTGATTATAACGAAATCTTGAGTTCCAAATGCGTCATTTGTTACCGTAAAATCCACTCTAACCTTTGCTGTATACTCAACCTTTTTTTGATTTGGTATTAATAGATTTTGATTTATTACGTTTCCTGCGGTTGTTACAGTTTGACTTGATTCTTCCTGTGAGGCGTCGGTAACAGAAATGTTTGTTATTTGTAAATTAGGAATATACTTTGTAACTGAATCTCTAATTTCCGCCTCTATTGATGAAAATGTTGGTCCGTCTAATGGTTCAAAAATGTATTCCAATAGTCTTGTACCAAAATCAGGTAAAAAAGAAAAATTATATTTGCTCAATATTAAAAGAATTGCCATTTTTTATGATGAGCATCCAAAACATTCAAACTCACTATTTTCAGGTTTTGGTGGCAAGTTTAAAGAACTATAATCTACTTTTGGAGCTTCAGGTGTAACATTTGGTTTTTTAATTTTTGATATGTCAACCGCCAAGTGTTTTGCTCCCGTTGATATTGCCTTTGTTCTCACATAATAACAAAGTGTCTTTAAACCTTTTTCCCAAGAATAAAAATGTGAAGAATTGATTTTTGATAAGGTCGGATTGCTCATATAGATATTCATAGATTGTGATTGGTCTATAAATGGAGCCCTGTCAGATGCCATATCAATTAATTCTCTCTGCGAAATTTCCCAAATGGTTTTATATTTTTGAATTAAATGCTCAATTCTTTTAACTTTGGAGTTATACCTTTTATCTTCTTGGTCCAAATAATTATTAAAGTTTATTCCCTGAACTGACCCTTCATTTAGAATAATTTCATTTTTTAAATCTTCACACCAAATTCCAATTTTTTCAAAATCATTAATTAAATATTTGTTAACAATTAGAATTTCTCCACCAACCACTCTTCTATTAAAAATTGCGGAGTGAGCTGGTTCTGTCATTTCATATGAACCTGTAATTTTGGCCGATGATGCCACAGGCATTTGTGCAGTGAATAATGAATTGCAAACACCATAATCTTTAACTTCTTCTTTTAATGAAGTCCAATTCCATCTTCCTGATAAATTCTCTTCATTAAGCCCCCACATATCAAATTGGAATATTCCTTCCGACATTGGTGAGCCGTTAAAAAACTTATAAGGTTTGTATTCTCCTGACTTACATAATGAGCAGCTTTCTGAAATGGCCGCAAAATAAATTGTTTCAAAAATTTCTTT